GATATGCTCGCCAACGAGTGGGACGACCTTCCGCTGAGTGATTGGGGAGTGCCGGCGTGGGAGACGGAGAATCTGGAGGAGGTGTCTGCACCAAAGGAGCATGAGGATTTGAGTGGCGGTGTTGTCCCTATCTTCCAAATCACGATAGACTGCGAGAACGAGGCGATGCAGGAGATGTATTACAATGAACTAAAAGACAAGTATCCATGCCGAGTTTTGACATTGTAAAGCATTCGGAGCTGAAGGACAGCTACCGCGTGCAGTCGGTTATAGGCGCGTTTGACCTTGACGTTAAAAAGCTGGACGAGCATTTTACGGGCAACATTGATATCGAAGGCAAAGAGTGGAATGTCGGCCTTATTGTCGGCGGAAGCGGAACGGGCAAGACGACCATAGCGCGAGAGATATTCGGCGATTGCATATACGCTGGAATGCCGCATTCGGGGAGAGCGGTGATTGACGATATGCCGACCGGGTGCAGCATACAGGAGATTGAACGGATGTTCACGTCGGTGGGCTTTGCATCACCGCCTAACTGGCTGCGGCCTTATTCAGTGCTGAGTAACGGCGAGAAGATGCGCTGCGATCTTGCGTATGCTTTGCTGGATGGAAAGGATATCGTGGTATATGACGAGTTCACTTCGGTGGTGAATAGGCAGGTAGCAAAAGCCGCAAGTTTTGCTATATCGAAATGTGTTCGCAGGAATGGGAAGAAGTTTGTGGCGGTGTCGTGCCATGACGATATAGTGGAGTGGCTGCAACCTGACTGGATATATAACACCGATACAAGAAGTTTTTTTGGTATGGGGGCAGCCTTGACAAACGCCCCCCAATCAAAATTGATATTTACGAAGTTAGGGCAGCAGATGCAAAGCGGCGTAATTGGGAAGTATTCCGCAAGTATCACTATCTAAATACTGACCTTAATATCGCGTGCAGGCAGTTTGTGGGTGTGATCAATGGTGAAATCGCTTGCCATACGGGAGTCCTGACAATGCCAATGATGAAAGACAGCAAAAGGCTTCATCGGTCAGTCGTACTGCCGGATTATCAAGGCATAGGCGTTGGAATGAGTTTTAAGAAAGCGGTGTGTGATGTACTGCGTCAGGAAGGATGGCGCGGATTGATATGGAGCGTAACGACAACGCCAGCCCAATTCCACGCGCAGATACGGAGTCCATACTGGAAGCTGGTAAGGTATGGGCAGGCAAAGCTAAACTCAGGCGGGCGCAGACGAAGCGCAGAATTAAATGCACTGATGGGGAAGACGGCGTCGCGCCAAAGAATTACATACTCGTTCGTCTATATTGGCGAGGAAGGTAAGGAAAGGCTTTAATACACGCCCTTGCCGGACTGACCTCCGGCAGGGGTGCAAATCAAATCAGCAAGGATATGGGATTTTTGATGAGACCAATAAGGAAGGAACAATGGGAATACGATGTGAAGGTGCAGAAGTATAAAGACCTTCGCGAGATAGTGATAGCGTTGATTCAAGGCGGATGGCAGGGCGAATTACAGGAACTGATTAATACTGCCAAAGACATAGATAACGCAATAAAAAACGCATGATATGGCAGAAAGGGAAAGGAACGCAAAGGGGCAGTTCGTCAAGGGGAACAAGGAAGGCCACCACTTCCCCAAGGGCGACGCGCAGCGCGAGACCGCAAGGATGGGAGGCATAGCGCGACAGGCTCAGGCCAAGCGCAACAAGATGCTCAAGGAGGAGCTCCGCGCGATACTCAACGAGGAGACCACAGCAGGCAGCGGCGTGACCAAGATGCAGGCCGTCATTCAGAACGTCCTCAAGAACACGCTAAGCAAGGGCAAGGCACTTGACCTCAAGATACTGGCCGAGATACTGGGCGAGATGGAGATCAACGTCAACCTCACGCAGAGCGAGAAGCCGGTCATAATGTTCGACGATGGAGACGATAACGTATAACAGCAAGTACAAGCCGCTGTTCCGCAAGGCGCGGACACGTTACAAGATAGTGACGGGAGGGCGAGGATCGGGCAAGTCCTTCGCTATCTCGTCCGCCCTTGTGTGCGACACCTACAACGACGACTTCAACACGCTGTTCACGCGCTACACGATGGTGGCGGCGCATGACTCTATCATACCGGAGTTCGTTGACAAGGTGAGCCTCCTGCAGCTGGACAACGACTTCCACATCACGCGTCAGGACGTGCTGAACAAGGCGAGCGGTGGCGGTATCCTGTTCCGCGGACTGATGGTGTCATCCAAGAATCAGGTCGCGCGCCTCAAGTCCATCGCCAAGGTCAAGCGGCTCATCATTGACGAGGCGCAGGAGCTGGTGGACGAGGAGCTGTTTGACACCATTGACTTCTCAATCCGTACCACCGAGGTGGATAACGAGATATGGCTGATATGGAATCCGCCGCGCGATAAGAACCACTGGATGTTCCGCCGCTTCTTCAAGGACGTAGGGGTAGACATCACCTTCAACGGCGTGGTCGGTGATGTGGAGTACATATACACGACCTACCTTGACAACCTCCGCAACCTTGACCACACGTTCATCGCGCAGGCTCACAAGATGGAGGAACGTGACCTTGACAAGTACCGCAACGTGTTCCTCGGTATTCCTGTGGGCTATAAGGAGGGGCAGATATACCGATGGAACGCTATGCCGGAAGGCGAGTGGGAGCAGACAAGGCAGACCCTCTGCTACGGCGTGGACTGGGGATACAGCAACGACCAGACGGCAGTGGTGCGCGTGGACTACGACTACGACACGCGGACGGTCTACCTCAAGGAGGTCATGTATGCGAAGGAGATGCAGCCGAGGGACGTAGCGAAGGCGATCCGCGAGGACATGGAACGCTGCCACTGCGGTGACGTCCTCGTGTACTGCGACCCTGCACGTCCGGAGCACATCGCGGAACTCAGGCGGTACGCCATCAACGCGGTCAAGGCGGTCAACAAGAACAAGGCGGGACGCATCAACTACCTGCAGGGCTTCACAGTCTTCTACGACGGCGAGGACATCGGCCACGAGGCAGACAACTACTCGTTCAAGCCGCACCCGCAGGACAGGACGCAGTTCACGAACGAGCCGGAGGACGGCAACGATCACCTCATGGACGCGGCCAACTACGGAGCGGTGACGCACCTGCGAAGGCTGGGAATAGTGAACGATGACGACGTGCGGTAGATTTGGGATATAGGGGAACGCACCAACGGGCGCGAAAAAGGCATATATTACGGCAAATTCATGGATTTATGTTTGGGATAAAGATTGTATCAGAGAAAGAGTATAATGGCCTGAGAACGGAGATAAAGGGCTATTACGACAGCGTGAACGAGGTCAACGAATACCTCCGCGCCATAGACGCGCAGATGAAGGGCGCGAAGCTCCCGTCCTTCCAGACGATGGGCAGGGAGCAGATCAAGGAGGCGTATGAGACCAGCGCGGCGGTGATGGGCGTGGTCAACTACATCGCGGAGAACGTGGGCGAGGTGTCGCGTTACCTTGAGCTGCAGAACGGCAAGGGCGAGTATGTGGAGACGCACTGGGTGCTTGACCTGCTGCGCCACCCTAACGACCGTTTCAACCTCCGCAGGTTCGCGACGGCGTGGGCGGTGAACAAGCTGCTGTTCGGTGACGCGTGGGTGTATGCGCCTGCGGCGGTGGGCAAGAACCTCGGCAAGGTCAGCGAGATGTACGTCATCCCGTCATGGAAGGTGTCAGCGAACAGCGACGGAGCGTCGCACCCGTTCAGGTCCATCACGATCACAGGCACGAACAAGAACGACATCGGCATGGAGGACGTGTTCGAGTCGTTTGACTACAACCTTGACGACACGACGTTCTTCGGAACGAGCAAGGTGGTGTCTGCGGCAGTGTACCTCTCAGTGATGGAGAAGGGAATGCGCCGCGAGCTGCACTCCCTTGACAACGGAGGAGCGGCCACGCTGGTGACGCCGAAGGGCGACGATACGGGCGTGGTGCTGCCGCAGTATGCCGACAGCCTTGAGCAGCAGATGAACGGACGCAAGAGCTTCAACAAGAACGTCGCTATCCGCTTCCCGGTGGAGGTGCACCAGCTCGGCAGCGCGCCGATTGACCTGTCAATTCTTGAGACGCACAAGGAGGCGGTGACCGCGCTCTGCTTCGTCTACAAGGTGCCGGTTGACCTGTACTACGGTCAGGCGAAGTACGAGAACGCCAAGGAGGCGAAGAAAACCATCTACGAGCAGAACGCCATCCCGTTGGCCAATGAGTTCGCCGAGGACCTCATCACGTTCCTCATGCGTAAGGACCGCAGCCTTGCAGGCTGGAGGCTGACGGTAAACACCGACCGAATTGACGTGCTGAAGGAGAAGTCGACCGACGTGCTGAACAACCTCGCCCTCGCATACGCGTCGCTGAACGAGAGGCGTGAGGCAATAGGCTACGAGCCTATCGAGGAGGAGTACGCATATAAGCCGATTATCCCGATGGGAATGCAGTTCGGCGAGGGTATGGAGTACGACATAGACGAAACCCTCTAAAACGGGCGGCAAATGGCTAAAAAGAGGCAGATAACCGCAGCGGAGCGAAGGCATCAGGACTACCTCCGCAAGAAGGGGCTTGCCGTCGGTCATGTCTACGAGCAGAAGCTCCTCAAGGCAAGGCGTGCGGAGGTGCGCCGCGTCCTGCTGGAGTGCCGCGACTGGGACGATCCGGAAAGGTGGCCGGAGGTCATCGGCGCATCGCTGACGGAGAGCGGCTACTTCTACGACTGGATGAAGGGCCTGTATCTTAACGCCGGACTGCCGAGGGCGAAGTCCATCACGCGCGACCTCTCACGCAGCAAGGCCGAAGACCCGTCGGGTATGTGGGAGCAGGAGATAATGCGCTACGCCCTGAGCCGCGCGGGCGAGGAGATCGTCAGCGTGGAGGGCGTGCTGAAGGACACGCTTGTGAGCATCCTGCGCGCACGTCTTGCGGACGGCGGCGGTGACCTCGGCGTGGAGAAGCTCACGCAGCAGATATTCCGCCAGTACGGGCAGATGGCCGAGTGGATGGTGCGACGCATAGCGCAGACGGAGACGATGATAGGCCTTGCCGAGGCGGGAGCGGTGGCAGCCGATACCCTTGACGTGGGCTTCACGAAGCAGTGGGTGACGGCGGGAATACGCACGCGCGAGACGCACGCCGCGATGGACGGCATAGAGGTGGACCAGAACGAGCTGTTCATCCTCGCGGACTGCCAGATGCGGTGGCCGCACGACTCGTCCTTCGGTGCTCCGGCAGGGGAGATAATCAACTGCGCGTGCGACGTCATACGCAGGCCGAAGTAATTGGGATATATCCATAACGAGATGCAAATAGATAACACGCTGCAATGCGTGTTATTTTTGTTTCAAACCGTTGGGAATATGGAAGATAAGGGAAACATGAACGAGATTCAGTACAAGGCGAGCATCGCCGGTATTGAGCAGAAGGAGGCCGGCGAGGACGGCGTTCTTCACATAAAGGCGTATGCCCTTGCCTTCGGTAACGTGGACAGCTGTGGTGACATCATCGCACCGGGTGCGTGCGACAAGTTCCTCGCGAGCGAGGACTTCAAGAGGATGGCCCTCTGCTATCAGCACAACATCAGCGAGGTGGTCGGCGTGATCACTGACGCGGGTGTGGACGAGAAGGGAATGTGGATTGAGGCCGACGTGCTTCCTACCACTACCGGCAAGGACGTGCAGACGCTTATCAAGGCGGGAGCTATCAAGGAGTTCAGCATCGGCTACTATGCGACCGAGTACCACTTCGAGAAGGTGGACGGATACGCGTACGACATCCGCGTGCTTGACGCAATCACCATCGTAGAGGTGTCGCCGGTGACACGCGCGGCCAATCCGCAGGCGGTGCTGCTGGACGCGAAGAACGAAGGCGCGGAGCAGACCGCAGAGGTAAAGGACGAGGTGCAGGAGGATGCACCCGAAATCAAGGAAGAAAACCATTTAAATTCGGAGAATATGGAGAACATGGAAATGAAACAGGCTCTTGAGACTGCACAGGCTGAGCTCAAGGCAACACGCGAGACTGCGGAGAAGCAGGCTCAGGAAATCAACAACCTTGACGCATCAATCAAGGCTCAGCAGGAGGTAATCAACGACCTGAAGGCTTCCATCAAGGAGAAGAAGGAGATGACATTCGCTGACGCATTGAAGTCTGCGCTTGAGGAGAACAAGGACAAGATCGAGAAGATGTTCGAGGAGAAGCGCGGTGGCTCATCTATCCGCATGGAGGTGAAGCTCGGTGCTGCTGGCGTAGGTGCTTCAGCTTACGGCACAGTGGTAGACCCTGCTGTGGGTTCTGCTCCGCACGTTGCACGCGCATTCCTCGCTGCATTCGGTGAGGAGGTAGTGAACGGCGACAAGGCTGCATGGCTTGACGGTTCATTCACCAACAACGCTAACTACGTAGACGAGCTTGCTGCCGCTACTGACAGCGAGGTAGCAGCTAACGAGGTGATCCGCCAGTTCGGCAAGATTGCTACCCGTCTGCTTCTTTCTAGCGAGCTCAACGACTGGATGGCAGAGATCTACAACTGGGCGCAGAACGAGGCTATGGAGTTCATCAACGACAAGGTGGATTCTGAGGTGTGGAACGGTGCAGGTGCTGACACATCGGCAGCGACTAAGAAGAAGATCTACGGCCTCAAGTCACAGGCAACAGCATTCAGCAAGGTCGCTACTTACGCGAACGCGACAATCGGCGACGTAGTTCTTGACGCTGTGGCTCAGGCTAAGAAGAACGGCTACACCGCTAACGTGGTGATCTGCTCATTCGGCACTGAGGCAGAGCTCAAGGGCCTCAAGGATAGCAACGGCAACTACCTCTACAACCAGCTCACAGGAATGTTCGGCCCTGTACGCGTGCTTCCATCGGCAGCAGTGGCAGACGGCGAGATTCTCGTGGCAGACAGCAGATGTGCTAAGGTGCTCCGCCGCCCATCTATCGAGGTGGAGATCACACGCGACGCAGACCTTGACGGCTGGAAGGTGAACGTGCGCAAGTCAGCTCAGACCAAGGTGAAGGCAGCTCACAAGAAGGGCCTCATCTACGTGTCTAACAAGGCGACTGCGCTTTCATCAATCAAGCCATCATAAGGCATGGCGAAAGCAAGAAAGACCAAGAGTGACGCCTTGATCATGTATCGCGTGGTCAAGGCTCACGACGGTCTTGTAACGGGTGAAGTCAAGACCCGCAGACCGGGCGACGAGGCAGATGCAGAATACTGCGTGTCGCTGGGCTTGTGGGAGAGGATAGAAGAAAAAGAGTAACGAATGGTACGACTTGAAGTCATAGAGATGCAGGAGCCGGGATGTGAGGCTCTTGACGCGTTGAAGGCATACGCTGCGGTGTCGGACAACGGGCAGGACTACCTGCTCGCGATGGCATTACGCAGGGCGTTTGGCATGGTGCAGCAGGCGTCTAACCGCGCGCTGTTGGCCGGAAGGTTCATCGTAAAGGCTGCGGATCATGGACGCAACGTGCGTGCATACATGGGCGGCCAGTGCGTGAGCGTGAAGGACGGCGACGGTGCGGAGGTGTCATGGCACCAGCGCGGCGAGTTCGTATATGTAGGCACTGACGAGCCGGTGGAGGCTGAGATAGTAACCCGCGTCAACGCGGCGGACTACGACGCCCTTCTGCCTGTGGTGCTGAAGTACGCGACTGCGGTCTATGACGGCAAGGAGTCAAGGGAACTGAGCCAGATACTGAAGGAATGCCTCTAAGGGAGTCACAGGGTGCGAGGCGTTACAATACGCGCGTAACACTCACATACAGCGAGAGGGTCGTTGACGAGTTCGGCCACGCATCGTATGCCGACGCGGTGGATGTCGCGGAGGTGTATGCTGCTGTGTCACGCATGAGCGCAGCGAAGACGATGATGACCTTCCAGCAGGCGGATGTGGTGGGCCTTGACATCGAGCTGCGCGCTCCGGCGGTGGAGTTCAACGGCATCCGCTACGGCGGCCATGACGTCCACTTCGCAGAGCCTGAGCCGATGGATAGGGGGAGGCTTCTTCGTATCAGCGGCTGGTATCAGGAGGACCGATAGCATGGAGGTCAAGGTTGAAGGCTTGCGCGGTGTGCGCGCTGATTTCGGCAAGGCGAAGGACGCGGTGGCGGAAGCGGCAGACAAGGCACTGCAGGCGGTCGGCCTTGAGATCGTCGCGGAGGCGAAGATGAACCTCAAGCGCAACCGCACCACCAACACCGGAGTGCTGAGCGCAAGCGGCAAGGTCCAGAAGGACAAGGACGGAGGCATAGACGCGGGATTCTTCAGCGCAGAAGGCGAGCAGGGCTATGCGGCGGCGGTGGAGTACGGACGCGGGCCAACGACTAAGGCAAGCCCGGACGGCATCACGCTGAGAGACTCACTCAAGGCGTGGGTGCATAGGAAGCTGGGCATCGCATACGGCAAGGAGCTGGACAGCGCGACCTTCCTCATAGCGCGCAAGATACACCGCAAGGGTACGAAGGCGCAGCCGTTCTTCGTTCCGGCCGTCAAGAAGTTCGAGGACAAGATACAGCAGATTGTTGACAAGTACATCAAGAAGGAGATACAATGAGATACAGGAGTTCACAAGGGGAGATATACAAGGCGTTGCGTCAGCGGCTCGTCCGTCAGGGCGTGGCGGTCGGTGAGACGGCTGGGTATCCGCGTGTGGAGATCCACTCGTTTGCGGAGAACGCGCCGACGGACAAGGACGGGCAGGTGCGGACGCTCTCCCTCGTGGTGGAGTCAATGAGCGCGCAGTCCTACGGTCACGCGGTGGCCATGAACGAGGAGAACCTTGAACGTCTGCAGGAAGACGGCTGGCACGTTCTTGGAAATGGCTTCACTATCCTCGGCATCGTTCCGGACCAGCTCACCGAACTGACGGAGACGCTTGACACCAAGGAGATACTATATAGGCAGTTACAAAGGTTTAATATCACGATATGGCAGAATTAGGAAACAGCAGAAGGGTGTACATCGTTACCGGATCAGGTAGCAGCTACACAGTGCTCAAGGGCGAGCAGAGCAACAGCGTGAACCGCAGCGCGGAGTCCATCGACATCAGCGACAAGGACAGCGGTGCATGGGGTTCGACAATGCCGGGCAAGAAGTCGTTCACGCTTGACGTGACCGTCTACGCGGACAACAGCGACGCCCAGCAGAAGCAGATGCTTCAGGCGTTCTACACTGACCAGACCGTCAAGGTGTTCATCGGCAAGGTAGGCAGCGACAATACTCCTTCCGAGGGCGAAGCATTTGACGCGGTCATCGTCAGCATCAGCGACACCAACGACGCGGGAGCAGTGGCAACAAGGTCATTGAGCCTCGCAAGCAAGGGCGCACCGACACTCTATCCGGAGCAGTAACATGGTGCAGGTCCTTCACATGATCACACTGAAGGGCGGGGAGCAGGTTGAACTACTTGCTACTCCTGCCCTTTTTGCCATCGCCAAGAGGCGAGGCTGGGCGATTGAGGCTGACGCGGACAACGCCGCGGAGGTCTTCAGCGCATACACAAAACTGATATACCTTGCCGCGCTGAACGCGTGGGAGGTGAGACGCTATGACAGCCCGGAGATGGGCGAGTGCTCCTACAGGCTCATGGATTTCGTGGAGTGGGCGAGCAACGACACCGACGCCTTCGTGAAGGCGGTTAATTTCGTGCTTTCCGCGCTTACGGGGAAGGAGTTGAAGGATTACGCCACCGAGGGGGCGAAACCCTCGGAAAACGCCGAGGAAACGGCAAACGGAAGCGATGAGGGTGAAGACGTAAAAAAAAAGTCTGCATCGCGATGGATTACGCGCCTGTTCAGGCGTTTCTCGTAGGCAGGTGTCGCAAGACCATCAAGGAGGCGGCACTGACCAGCCTTGAAGAGTTCAACCTGCTCGCGGAAGGACACGCGGCAGAGCAGCAGGAGATATGGGAGCGTGAGAGGTGGCGCGTCTTCATGGACTGGGCGGTAAGCCCGAACCTCAAGCGCAGGCCGCGCAAGCCGCAGGACGTGGTGCGCTTCCCATGGGAGGAAAGCAAGGCCGAGGCGCACGACTACGAACCGCTCACCGAGGCGGAGATTGACAAGATCAGCAAAATATTCAACATAGAACGCAAGCACATCAGCAATGGGTAAGATCAGCGACATATGGGTAAGGCTCGGCCTGAAGAAGGACGACTTCGACAAGGGCATGGACGACGCGGCGAAGAAGACCGAGGACGTCGGTGGTGCATTCGGTAAGATGAAGGCCACCGCGTTAGCCGTCTGGGCGGCGATAGGTGCTGCGGTGACCAAGTTCGCGACGGACCTTATCGCGTCATCGAACCGAATGGGCGATGCGTGGGCGGTGTTTACGTCGCAGAGCAAGGCGGCGTGGGACACCTTCCTCAGTGCCATATCGTCGTGGGACTTCAGCAACTTCTTCTCGCGTATGCGCGAAGCGACAGCGCAGGCGGCTGAGTTCGCCAAGGCGATGGACATGGGATTTGAGGTCGGCAACTCTATTGCTATTCAGAGGGCAGCGATGGCAGAAGAACTTGCCGCGCTGAAGATAGCCATGCAGGACGCGACGAAAACCTACGACGAGCGCATCAAGGCGGCTGAGGACTACCTCGCGAAGGTTAAGCCGCTGTACGACCAGATGGAGGCGGAGGCGAAGCGTCTTGAGGATGCGCACTTCGGCAACTGGCTAAAGGGTTCGGGTCTTGGCGACACCGAGCAGGTGCGTGCGGACCTTCGCAAGTTCCTTGTGGATATCGGGCAGGTGCGCGGCTTATATGACCAGCTCGCAGAACTACAGAAATACAGCGACGCGGCAGATCGCGTCAAGGCTGGGTCGGTAGAATCTGCAGTGCTGGGCAAAAAGCGTGACGAAATACGCGCGGCGATTGAGTCAATGGTTAGCGGTTACAATACCGATATTCTCGGCTTGTTCCGCGTGTATAACGACGCGCGCGGCGACAAGGACACCGCTCCGCTCGTTCAGGCGATCATTGACGCTTACAATGCACAAGGCTTGTATTCGCGCGAGACGCAGGAGATTCAGTCGGTTAAGAACGGAATGCAGGCGCAGGTGGCGGCACAAGCCGGCAAGGCACTTGAAGAAGCGGCCGACGATATCAGGCTGGAGGACGTAGTCGGCGAACTGATTGACAGCGTGGAGGACGACCTCATAGGCATCGAGGACATAGAGCTGGAAGCCCCTGAGATTGACCTCTCGGCGTTTGACGCTGCGGAGGAAAAGCTCAAGGCATTTGTGGACGAATGGCGCGCAGAGCAGGAGAAGCTGGCGCAGTACAACCAGATGATAGAGGATAGCATTATCTCCTCTATGGGCAACGGACTGCAGGCAATCACCGACATGATGTTCGGCCTTGAGGGTGCGGACATGAGGGGCGTCCTTGCGGCGTTCATCGCGCCGTTCGGCGACATGATGAAGAACCTCGGTGCGCTCATCATGGAGGGCGGTATCGCT